TATTATTACCAGGAGTTCCTAAACTCATTGCATTTCTGTAATCATGACTAGTTTCAAATAATTCATTATATATATCTAACCATTGCGAATAGTGTTTATCTATTTTTTGACCACCAATTTCAACTTCAACTGTTTTAATTAAATTAGTTACATCTTTATCTATATCTTCACTTTCTGTTTTATATTTACAATCTGCAGGAATAGTTACATAATTATCACCACCTGAAGTTACAGTTGTCCATATTATAGCATTATCATTTTCATCTTTCACAGAAAATTTGTTCGGGTCACCTGCGTTTTTTGCTGTTACTATATATCTACGTTCAGCTGTAATTACTTCACCATCCTTAGGAGTATTTATACTTTTCGTGAAACTTATTTTATCACCTATAGCAGGGATGTTCACAGCTCCAGTCGCAGTTTCTATATCAGCAGTACCCGATAATGCAGTAATAACTACTTGTGATGTGCCATCAGTAGCATTTAATGTAGATTTAAGATAAATTTCTTGAACTAAATCACCGTTTCTTGATAATGTACAATTTACACTACCTTCGCCTGTTGAAGGAATACTACCACTAAAAGTTTGTTCAATACATTCTTTGGAAAAATTTGTATGTCTTCTATAGACAACTTTGAAAAAAGTTATTTGAGGGTTACCAGTAAGGTAAACGTCTTGTGCTCCCATTGCTACTAATTGCATTAATCCACCTCCCATAGTTTATACTATATGTTTAGAAAAAAAAACATTAAATTAAATTTAATTAAACTTTTCTAAAAAATTAAATGTCTTTTGATTTAAACTTTTTCTAAAATCAGATAACATAAGACTTATACTTTACTAGTAATAAAATGTAATTTTAATTATTATATTTGTAATAATAAATTATTTAAAATATATAATTTGTATAATTTAAATGAATTTAAATATAATATTTGAAATTTCTGGATATTCTGGAGGTTTTATTTTAGGTGGATGTTTAATTCCACAAATTTATCAATCTATAAAAACTAATTCTACTAAAGATATATCATTAGTATGGACATTAATGTATTCATTAGGATTAATGTTATTAATGTGTTATTCTATATATAATAATTTATTAGCAGTATATATTCCAGGATTAGTAGAATTATTTTGTCTTTATATTTTAATTTTTTTAAAAATTAAATACGATTATTGTAACAAATCATATGATATATTAGAAGAAATTCAAATTAATGATAAAACTAATTATATTGATAGTTATACTAAATAGATTTATTCTAAAGTTTGTTTAGATTACACTTGTCCTAAAATCTAAAAGTTTTTTTGATTTAAACTTTTTCTTAAAGTTTTTTTGATTTAAACTTTTTCTTAAAAAGTTTATTAGTATTTCAACTTACATTTACCATTTTCTATTTCTAAAAAGTTATAATTTACAGCAAATACTTCTATATCTAATTTTGAATTTAAATTTAAAGTATTTTTAATATATGTTGTATGTAATTGTAAAAATTTATCATCTATTCTAGACATATTACATAATCCTGAAGGTTGTCTATCTAAAGGATTTATACTAAAACTATAAACATAATATGTACCATTCATATCAGTATTTTCTTCCATTCTTGTAAAAGATTCAGTATTGCCTAAATTATATTCTAATGGTTGTATTAAATGAAAATATTCACCTTCTTGTTCATATAATAAATCATTATTATTAAAAATAATTTTTCCTGATTTTAATATATATTTATAAGGTAATTTCCATATAATATATTTACATAAATAATTAAAATATAACTCAACATTATTATCTATATTATTAATTATTGTATTAGTTTGATGTTGTACTTGTTCAATTAATAATTCGTGTCTATTTTTAAGAAAAAATTTTTTTTCATCATCATCTAAATATATATAATTAATTGATAATCTAGCATTATTTATATTTATATTTTTTATACTTTTATTTATTACAAATATATCTTCTATTTTATTAACATGTATTTTAATATTAACATCACTATGATATAATGCAGCAATAGGGAAAGCAGTAGTTGTACTTTTAGTAAAACAAAATCTTAAAGGAATATATAATTGTATATTTTTATTAAACATAGATGGTGTAATTGTTTTTATATTATTATTTATTGTATTAGAACTTTCAGAATTATTTAATAATTTATTATATGCTAATAACCAGTCTGTATTATGTTTTTCAATTACATATTCATCAATTTCAAAAGTAATTTCTTTAATAAATTTAGTTAAATCTTCTTTAATAAATTTAATATATATAACACCTGAATATGTAATACTATCTTTTGTAAAAGTATAATAAATTTTATTGTTAGTTACATTTGATAAATCTATTTTATTTGTTGTAGAATTAAATAAATTAGTATTATTTGTAATTCCAATTTCATTAATTTTAAAATTAGTTATATTAGAATTTATTGTAGTAGAATCTAATAAATAAATATAATTATGTAAAAAAACTATATTATTACCTAATGAATCTATTTCATTAAAAACAGAATTTGTATTAGAGGAAAATATAGGAGTTGTTGTGGAATCAGTTGTAATATTTAAATCAAAATCATTAACTTCTAAATTAATATTTAAATTTAAATAAGCATTATTAATTAAATCTGCGTGTATAGGAATATTAGCATATGTAGAATAACCAAATCTACAAGGACTTTCAAAATGAATATTAATTAATTCTTTACCAAAATTACCATAAGATTTATAGAAACTTTTAAAAAAGGAAATTTGTGGATTTCCTATAAAAAATTCAGATTCATCACCAATATATTTTAATTGAATTAATCCACCAGTCATATATTAAATAAACATAATAAAAATTTTAAGTAATGTTTTAAAAAGTATAAATATTTAATTTTCCAGTTTTAATATAATATAATTCATGATTTAATGTGAAAATATCTAATGAACCTTCACCTACAATAGCTTTATTATCATAAGATACTTTTAAAATTCCTCTATTAATTTTTTGGGTTTTATCACAATAATATAAAGTATTATCTGTTAATGTATCAATATCTGTAATTAATAAAGTTTTATTAATATAATCAAATCCACTATAATAAGTAGATGTAGGAATTTCTTGATTATTATTAATATAAATAGTAGGATCTGTATTAACTATTATAATATCAGTATTAGTATTATATAATGTATAAGTTATATTAGTATTAATGAAAATATTAGGAGATTGTGTAGTGTTTGAAGTTAATAAGTTAGTAGTAATAAAAAAATAACTATCAAAATTAGATAAAATATTAAATGTAATAGTTGTATTAATTTTATAAGGATTTAATTCTAATTTAAATTTGTTAATAGTATTTAAATTTAAATAACCTGAAATTTTATTATTATTAAATAAAGAAAAATTATATAAATATAAAGAACTGTCTAATGTTTTATATTCATTAAAATGATTATTTGTATGTAATAAATTTAAATATTTAATATGTTCACTTGTATAATTTAATTTATGATTATCAATATATAAATTTAAATCATCAATTCTACAATCATTTACAGTAAATAATAAAGCTTTTGCATATTTTTTAAATAGAAAAATGTCTATATTATTAGGTACATCTTTTCTTAATGATACATTAAGTTTTATATTATTCATATAAGTAATAGTTTCTAATAACCAATAATTAACTTTAGCAATTTGTTTATCTTGTTTTTCTAAAATAAAATAATGAACTAATAAATCTAAATTTGTAGCATAAAGATCTTTTTTATTATAACCTTTAAAATACACTTTTACATTAATATTTTCATTATATAATAAATATAAAGGAACATATGTATCATGATTATTAAGAAATGTAAAATTTAAAGGAATATAATATAAATTTCTATTATTATTTGTATATAATAATTTATGTAAAGCATGTTTGTTAGGTGTATAATATAAACTAGTATATAATTTAATAATAGAAGGTGTTAAAGTATCAATTAAAACTTCAGAACAATAAAATTCTATTTTATCTATTAATTCTAATATATCAAAATCAATTGTAGTATCTAATTCTATTAATAAATATAATGAACCTAATAAATCATAATTAATATTATCAATATTGATAGTTATATTTGTTGGACTACTTAAATAAAATTTATTATCAATTTCTATTTTATCTATAATTTTAACAAAATTACTATAAGATTTATATACTTTATTATAATAAGTAATTTGTGGATTTTTAATAAAAAACTCGTCTTCAATTCCTTTATAATTTAATTTAATTATACCAGAAGGCATTATATAATAATTATATATATATATAAATTTAAATACAATTAATTAAATTTAATTATATATATAGTAAAAAAAAATTTATATATATTTTTAAAAATATAAAGTTAAATATGATTTTATTTAATTCATAAATAATACACCACCCATACCTTGTTTAATTGATAATATATTATAGTTAGTACCATATATTTTAATTCTACCATTAGTAGTTCCACCAATATTATTAATAGGATTAAAATTAATCTGTAAATAAGATTTATTGACTTTAGAATAATTACAAGAACCAGAAGGTTGAAATTGTGTAGGATTTAATGAAAAAGAGTAACAATAAATATATTTTCTTGGTAAAAAGTTATATGATTCATAAGGTATAACTTGTCTATAATATTCACAAGACATATCATTAGTTCTATCTAATCCATTCATTGTAATTTTTGCTGTTGTAAATGTATCTCCATAAGAACTAGAAATAGATGTATAGGATAACCAATTATTGCCTGTTTTAGTATTTTGACTATGATTTACATTATCAGCTATAACCCATACAATTTCTTTTATAGGATGACTAAAATCTAAGGGGACTTTTGCAGTTGTGGTATTATTGGTAATATCATACTCACTAAGAATTTGTAATTGTTCAATAAGATATTCGTGATTAGTAGCAGTAAAAAATTTTTTCTCATTATCATCTAAATGGATATAATCTGCAATTATATGTGCTTTTATTTTGGTATTAGTAGTAATAAAATTACTAATATTAGATTTAATAATTTCATTCCAATTTTTAAATTCAATATTAATTTTAATTTCATGATATTGTAATGCAATTAAGGGAATTGATAATCCAGGATTTTTTGTAAACCAGAATTTTAATGGTATATAAAGTTTTTTAGAGTTACTGTTTTCTTGTAAACTAATATCTGTATTAAATTTACCGATTAAATCATCGGATTTTTGATCATATAATTCATTATATATATCTAACCAAGTATAATCTAATTTATCAATTATTAATCCACCTATATCTAAGGATACAGATTTAATAATAGAATAACCAACACCATTTACATATCCTTTCCAGGTTTCATTACTATCTGCACTTGTAATTTCAGGTAATTCAATATATAAATAAAGATTAGATAAAAGATCACCATATCGTTTTATGACACAATAATGATTAGTTCCTAATTTAATATTATTTTCAAATTGTAATAATTGAGTATCTTTTGTAAAATTACTATGTTGTTTATAAACACTTTTAAAAAAAGTCATTTGGGGATTACCAGTTAAATAAATATCTTGTGGTCCTTTAAATGCTAATTGTAATAAACCGCCAGTCATAATTATATAATATAAATATTATAATTTAATTTAACACAATTTAAAAAAAATAAATTAAATTATAATATGTTAGAAGTTACAACTAATTCAAAATATTCAAATGTAGAAATATCAAATATAACAAAAATAAAAGATTTTAAATTTAATTTATATGAAAATATTGTTTATATTAATAATACTATACATACTGATATAAATAATAATTTAGAATTAAGAATGGAAGATAGTAATACTACATTTATAATACAAAATATATTTAAACCAGAATATAAAAAAGAAATAATAGAAATTAAATATGATAAAGAACAAGAATTTATATCAAATAATCATTTTTTAAAACCTAATGATATAATAACATTAGAAAATATAACTAATAATAGTCATAATTTATTACAAGATAATTTAGACACACCTAATATTTTATTTAAAGTTATAAAAACTACAAGAAATTCATTTATTTTGAAAACAGCAAATAACTATAATACATTATTGAATAATATTGTAGATATAATTAAAGCTCCAACAATATTAAATAATTCTTATTTTTATATTAGAACAAATAAATTAATAAAACAAATTACACAAGTAGAAAAAAATAATAAATTTTATTGTATAAATCATGGATTAAATTTGAATGATATAGTGAAATTAGAAAATATTAAATATAATAGTACAAATTTATTGGAAACATATTATCAAAATGATACTTTTCTGTATATAGTAACAACTATAGAAACTAATATGTTTGAATTAACACATTATATAAACGATAAAATATCAACTAATTCTAATAATATTTTAATTATAAATCAAGATTCACTTGTAACAAATGGATATTTTAAATTAATAAAATCAAATCATATAAATTCTACAATAAATATAAATTTACCAAATAATCAAACTGATAATTATGGTATATATTATAATTTTATAATAAATGATAAAATTACAAAACTTTCTATTAATACAAAAAATGAAGATGTTTTAATAGGTTCATGTAATATAGGCTCAAATTATTTATTAGGGTCAGAAATTGTAGAAACTAGTAATAATTATAAAAAATTTATAGTTGATAATATAAACTTATTATATACAAAATTAGAAATAATAAATATAAAAAAAAATATATGGCATATAAATTGTAATATATTTGATAATAAAATTAGTTATAAAGTAACATATAATAATGATGATATTTATTTAAATAATATTTTATTAAGTACATTAAATTTTTATATAAATTTTATTTATGAATTTGATATAAGTGATAGTAATTTATTAAATAATGAATTTAGTATTGTAGATGATAAATATAGTAGTTATTTTAAAGATATATTAAATGTTGGATTAATTGGTACAAATAATAGTAAATTAATAATATATATAAATAAAGATAGTTTACTTGATAGTGAATATTATATAAGATATAAGAATAACATTAATGATGATTTTTATTTATATAAAAAATTATTTATAATTAAAAATAAACCTATTTATTTTTCTAATTAAAAAGTTAATTAATATATTAATATATTAATATAAATTATTTAAAAAAATATATTATATATATATATATATATATATATATAAGTATTATATATATATATCACTCACCATAGCTCAATTGGTAGAGCATCTGACTGTAGAGTTTATGCCATGGTTATCAGAGGGTCACTGGTTCGATTCCGGTTGGTGAGATAAAAGGGTCTAATTCTCACACCTATTTAAGAGAATACATATTATAGTACTATATAATGTTGTCCTTGTGGCGCAATTGGATAGCGCGTTCGACTTCTAATCGAAAGGTTGCGGGTTCGAGTCCCGCCAGGGATATTTTATTTTTTTTTGTAAAATTAATATAGAAATAACTTATTTAAATTACTTAATTTAAAATAATAAAATGATAAAATATAATTTATTTATTAAAAATGTAATATTAATTTTTTATTTTTTATTAATATTTTTTATAAATTTAAATTATTGTAAAATAAATAATACAGAAATAATAAATAATACAGAAATAATTAATAATTTATTATTATTAAATAAACATAAATATAATATTAATAAAAAATATAAAATAGAATTTTCTGTTTCATTAAAACAAAAAAATATAAAAAATAATGATTATATTTTAGTGGATGTATCTAATACTGTTTTTTATATATAAATTATTTAAATATGTTTTTTTATATTGTATTAATGGATATAACAAAAACAAGATATACATTACCTAAATATATATCAATAATATTACTTTTTTTTATGGGATTAATTTTATGTATTAGTATTTATGATTTTTTAGATATTAATATAAAAAAAATAAATAAAAAAATTACTAATACAAATAATATAGAAATAGTATCAACAAAATTAAATTATATTAAAACAAATAAAATAAGTTTTATAATAGCATTAAAACATAAAAAAAATATACAAAATTTATTAGAAAAAAAATTATTAGATATATCTAATTTTACATCAAAAAATTATGGTAAATATGTAAAAAAAATATATATAAATAATTTGGTAAATAAGGCAGTAAATAATATTAATAATAAAAAAGTTATTAAATGGTTAAAATATTTAAATATAATGAAAAATGAAATATATAATTATCATGATAATATAATATGTAAAACAAATTATAAAAATATAGAAAATTTATTAAAAATAAATTTAAAACAAAAAAAAATATATTATGAAATACCTAATAATTTAAAACATATAATATTATTTATTGAAGGTTTATCAATAAATGATTATAATAATAAAAAAATAAAAAGTAATATATTAAAAAAAATAAAAAATAAATTTATTATAAAACATAAATTAGTAGATAAAGGATATATATCAAAAGAAGTAATTGCAAATTTATATAATATTAATAATAATAATAATAATAACTTAAAAACCAATGGTATATGTGCTGTAGAATATTCAAAAAATAGTGGGTTTAGACAAAAAGATTTATTAATGTCACAATTTTTAAATAATATAAAACAAAAAAAAGTAAAATATATAATAGGTAAAAATAATAATATAGATACAGAAAGTCAATTAGATATTCAAATGATATCATTAGTAGATAATAATGCTAATATATGGTATTGGAATAGTGATAATTGGATTTATACTTCTTTAGTTAGTATATTTAATAATAATAAAATACCGGATATTATATCAATAAGTTGGGGAGGGACAGAAAAACAACAATGTAATTATAATAAATGTACTAATAAAAATATACAAAAATATATTAATAGAGTTAATATAGAATTAGTAAAATTAGGATTATTAGGTAAAACTATAGTAGTTTCTAGTGGTGATTCTGGTCCAACTAATTCAAATTGTAAAAAAAATAGACCATTAAATCCATTATTTCCCGCTTCGTCACCGTGGGTAATTAGTGTTGGATCAACATTAATAAAAAATAATATAAAAAATATAAAGAATAAATATAAAACATTATTTTGTGAAATATATAATTGTACAAAAAGTAAAATAGAATATGGAGTAAATTATGATTATGTAGGTTGGACTAGTGGTAGTGGATTTTCAAATTTTCAAAAAACACCATATTGGCAAAAAAAAGTAGTTAATAATTATTTAAAATCTGGTGTTGGATTACCACTTAATTTTAATAAATTAGGAAGAGCATATCCTGATATAAGTGTTGTAGGTCATAATTGTCCTGTATTTAATTATGAAGATTTAGAACCGGTTGATGGAACAAGTTGTTCGGCACCAATTTTTGCTGGAATAGTTTCATTATTAAATAAATATCAAGAAAGTAGAGGTAAATCTAAATTAGGATTTTTAAATCCATTATTATATAAAATGTATGAAAATAATATTTTCAATGATATTAAAGTAGGTTATAATTGGTGTTCAGATAAAAAATGTTGTCCATCAAAAAATAATAAATCACTATATGGATATAAATCAATAAGTGGTTTTGATTTAGTAACTGGTTTAGGTACTCCAAATGTTGAGAAAATGAAAATGTGGTTATTTAAAAATACATAAAAATTTATATAAAATAATTAAAAATGTAAATAGTAAAAGTATTTAAAAATAAATATATATTATATATATATATATTATATATATATATAATGTTTCCTTGTCCCCTATGGTCTAGTGGTTAGGATATTCGGTTTTCATCCGAATGGCCGGGGTTCAATTCCCCGTGGGGGAATATTATTTTTTTTATATTTAAATATAATAATCTATTAAGAAAAATAAATAATAAATAATAAATAATGCAAATTTATATAGGTTCAGATCATGCAGGTTATGAATTAAAAGAAAAAATAAAAGAAAAATTTAATACATTAAATTTGATTGATTGTGGTTGTTATTCAAAAGATTCTGTAGATTATCCTGATATAGCTGAAAATGTATGTAATAAAATAATAAATAATAAATCATTAGGAATTTTAATTTGTGGAACAGGAATAGGGATTAGTATAGCAGCTAATAAATTTAATAATATAAGGTGTGCTCTTATACATAATACTTTTACTAGTAGTATGGCTAAAAAACATAATAATGCTAATGTTATAGCATTAGGTTCTAAAATAATAGATGAAATAGAAGCATATAAAATAATAAATATATTTTTAAATACAGATTTTGAAGGTGGTAGACATATAACAAGATTAAATAAATTAAAATAATAAAATTATATTAATTTTTTTTTGTTAAATAAATTTAATATAATTTAAAGTAATTTGATATAAATAAATATATGTATTATTCAGCAAAAAATCATAATATTAAACAAATTAATAATGAAAATAATATATGGACTGAAGATAGTTCAGCAAATTCATGTTATAATTGTAGAGAGGATTTTACATTATTTTTTAGAAAACATCATTGCAGATTTTGTGGAAAAATATTTTGTTATAATTGTAGTAATTTTTTTATTGATACTAATATAAATTCAGAATTAATTAAATTAGATAATTATTTAGATGAATGTTTGAATGATACAATAATAAAAAAAAATAAAAAACGGTTATGTTATCAATGTAATGAATTACTATTAAATATTAATTTAATAGCAAAATTTATAAAAATATTCGAATTATTACCTATAAATCTTTGTGATATATATAAATTATTATTAGTAAATAAAAATTGGAATAAAAGTATTATTTTTTATTTATATAAATTTAAATCAATTCAATATACTATTAATTGTAATAGAATTAATTTAAAAACATATAACATTATAAATAATAATAAATATTATATTTGTGGACATAATAAATTAGTAACTTTATATATAATTTATACAGATTGGACTAATTATGAAGAAATAGATTTAATAAATATAATTGATAATTTACAAATAAGAAATACAAGTTGTAATAATTTATTATGTAATAAAAATTGTGAAGAAAAATTAAATAATTATGATATATTTTATATATTAAATTATACAATAAATTCTAATTTAAAAAAATATTTATTAAATTTACTAAATATTACAGATATAACAATATTTTTACCATTATTTATAAATTTTATTAAAAATGATATTAATGATTTTTATATAACAGATTATATAACAATACATTGTAATAATAATATAAAATTATTAATAGAATTCTTTTTGCAAATGTTTATTATAATTAATAATACAAATTCAATAATATATAAAAATTCATTACAAAAAATTAAAACATATATTAAAACTAATAATATAGATTTATATAATTCAATTATAAATTCTATAAAATTAATAAAACAAATTTCTAATATAAGTATTAAAAATATTATTATTGATATACATAATATTAATGTATTTATAAAAAAATATAAAGTATATATACCATTAAATAATAATAAAATAATTAAATCTATCTCTTCTGATATAATAATTAAAGATTCAAATACAAAACCATTTATATTAGAAATAACTTTTGAAAATAATGAAAAAAAAAAAATTTTATTTAAAAAAGAAGATTTACGTAGAGATTATATTATTTGTAAAACTATATTATTTATAAAAGAAATTTTAAATAAAGAAAATATTGAAAATAATTTATTAATATATGAAGTTTTACCAATTAATAATGAATCTGGATTAATTGAAATAATTGATAATGCTTATACATTATATGATATAAAACAAACTAAAGAATCAACTTTACAAAATTTTATTTTAAATAATAATAAAAATGAAACAATAAGTATTATTAAAAATAGATTTATTAATAGTTTAGCTATATATTGTATTATAACATATATATTAGGAATTGGTGATAGACATTTAGATAATATTATGATAACAAAAGAAGGTATTTTATTTCATATAGATTTTTCATTTTGTCTAGGATATGATCCTAAACCATTTTATCCTTCAATAAGAATTACAAGAGATATGATTGATATGATAGGAGGTATAAATAGTTCAGATTATAATATTTTTATAGAAAAATGTAATAAATACTATAATTGTATAAGAAAATATACTAATACAGTAAGTTTATTATTATTTTTATTAAATACTATTGATAGTGATATATTTAATTATGATACCATTAAATTACATATTATAAAAAAATTTATTTATCCTGAAAGTAATACTTATGCAGAAACAACTTTAAATGATACAATTACAAATAGTTGTGAAAATTATAATTATATAGATTTTTTACATTATCATAGTAGAGAAAAAACTGTTAGTAAAACTGTATTTAATATATATGATACTACAATATCTGTACCATTATATTTTAAAAAATATATTTATTCATTATTTTAAATTTTTATTAATTAAATTCTATTTCTAAAATGTCCTCTAACATAATGTCGTGAATATACTTCAGTAATTAATAATAATAACATATACATAAATATTTTATTATAAATAGAAAATGGTAAACTTAATTTTGTAACAGAATTTTGTTTAGTAAACATATATTTTTATTATATTGTTAATATATAATCAATTTTAAATTAAATTTAAACATTTATTACAAATAAAATCATTAGTAATATGAATATAATTATTAATTATATAATCACAATTATCATTAATATACTTACAATTTATAATTACATTACAAGAATATAAAATTAATAATACTAATAGTAATAAAATATTCATTTAATTTATGTAAAAAAAAAATCAATTTATATATTTAAAAAATATTTTTATTTTTTTTGATTTATTTGATTTATTTGATTTATTTGATTTATTTGATTTATTTGATTTATTTGATTTATTTGATTTATTTGATTTATTTGATTTATTTGATTTATTTGATTTATTTGATTTATT